CAAGAAGCGGAAACATTCAAAACTGCAACACAGGATAAATGGTAACGAGTAATGCGGATTGCACTGATAAACGACACTCATGCTGGAGCAAGAGGAGATAGTCTCTTATTTAATGAATTCTTTTTCAAATTCTGGGAAAATGTATTTTTTCCTTATTTGAAAAAGCACAGTATTAAACACATTGTTCATTTGGGTGATGTTGTTGATAGAAGAAAGTTTATCAACTATGTTATATTAAATCAATGGAGAAAAAGATTCTTTGATGTGTTAGTTCGAGAAAATATAACTATGGATGTGATTGTTGGTAATCATGATGTAACATATAAAAATACAAACGAAATTAATGCTATACATGAGTTGTTCAATCATTATGATAATATCAATGTTTATATTTCTCCTCTAGAAAAAAATTATGATGATCTTGCAATAGCTTTGGTCCCATGGATCAATTCTTCAAATTACGAACAGTCGATGATTTTTCTGGAAGAAACAAAAAGTCAAATTGTGTTTGGTCATTTTGAAATATCTGGATTTGAGATGGATCGTGGGAATATTTGTCATACGGGGATACAAAGAAATGTTTTCGATAAATTTGATATGGTTCTTTCTGGTCATTTTCACCATAAGTCAACTGATGGCACCATTTATTATTTGGGCAATCAATATGAAATTACTTGGGCTGACTGTGATGACAAACGAGGCTTTCACGTTTTCGACACACAAAATAGGGATTTGACATTTATAGAAAATCCATATAGAATGTTTCACAAAATTTACTATGACGATAATGAACAAGATATCGATCATTGGAAAAAATTTGACTATAGTAAATATAAAGATTCGTATGTAAAAATTGTTGTGTGTAATAAAAAGAATTCTTTTTTATTTGACACTGTAATAAATGATCTTTATAAGATAGGTGTTGCCGATTTGTCGATTGTGGAAGATGTTATGGAAATTGAAAGCCACGATGAGGAATTAATTGATCGGGCTGAAGATACAATGACAATTTTGTCTAAGTATATTGACAATTCAACTTTAGGTGTTGATAGTAATAAACTTAAAAATTTAATGAGAGAACTCTATGTTGAGTCTTTGACAATTGAAACTACAGAATGATATTTTTTAAGACGCTAAAATTTAAAAACTTTCTCTCAACAGGCAATTACTACACCGAAATAAATCTTTGTAGAAATACCAATACCCTTGTTGTTGGTTCGAATGGAGCAGGCAAGTCTACTATGCTTGATGCTCTCTGTTTTGTTTTGTTTGGTAAAGCTTTTAGAAACATCAATAAACCGCAACTTGTCAATTCTATCAATCAAAAAGATTGTATAGTTGAATGTGAGTTTTCTATTGGCAATAAAGATTTTAAAATTGTTCGAGGAATGAAACCGAATATTTTCGAGATTTATATTGATGGTGATTTATTAAATCAAGACGCCGCATCGAAAGATTATCAAGAACATCTTGAAAAAATCATACTGAAACTAAATTATAAATCTTTCACTCAGATTGTAATTCTAGGTAGTGCATCGTTTACTCCTTTCATGCAATTGTCTGCTGCTGATAGAAGGGCTATTATTGAAGATTTATTGGATATACAGATTTTTTCCACGATGAATGGTATTCTCAAGGAAAAGATTTCTACAAACAAAGATGAACTTCAGACAGTTAAAAATATTATTGACAAAAAAGATGCGTTGCTTGAACTTCAATCCGATCATGTGAATAAGCTTCAACAAAATAATACCGATTTGATAGAAAAGAAGCAAACAGAAATTGATACTGTTCAAAATCAGATCAATGAATTGCAAAATCTTGGAATCGAACTGACTAATAAGACATTAGAACTTCAAAATTCTATTATTGATAAAGATGTGGTAGAAAACACCTCCAAAAAGCTTTTTCAATATGAAACTAAAATTGAAACTAATTTGTCAAAGCATAAAAAAGATAAAGATTTTTTCTGTTTAAACGATTCATGCCCAACTTGTAAACAAGTTATTCAGGAAGATTTCAAACAAACACAGATTAAATCTCTTGAAGAAAAAGAAGAACATTTAAAAACCGGTCTTGAACAAATATCAATCCAGATAAAAAACAATCAAGATAGACTGAACGAAATTAATACAATTACTTCCGACATTCAGAAAATTATGATTCAATCAGCATCTAATACGATGTCAATTAATGAATCTATGAAGTATATTCAGAAAATAGGAAAAGAAATAAGTTCATTAAAAAATGATACTAAAGACATAGAAGCTGAATTGAATAAACTCAATACGATTAAAACAGAAATTGCCAATTTAGAAGAGCAAAAAAAGATATTGATTGATGATAAAAATTATCTTGAGACTGCATCTGTGCTTTTGAAGGATAGTGGCATTAAAACAAAAATCATTAAACAATATTTGCCTGTCATAAACAAATTGGTAAATAAATATTTGTCTTCTCTAGATTTCTTTGTCAACTTTAATTTAGATGAATCTTTTAAAGAGACAATTAAATCTAGACACCGAGATGAATTTAGCTATGCATCATTTAGCGAAGGTGAGAAGCAAAGAATTGATATGGCTTTAATGTTAACATGGCGTGCTGTTGCTAAGTTGAAAAATTCAGCAAATACTAATTTATTAATACTTGATGAAGTTTTTGATTCCTCATTGGATACAAATGGTACGGAATATTTGATGCAAATTTTGCATATGCTTGAAGATGTTAATCTATTTGTTATCTCGCATAAAGGTGATATATTGCAGGATAAATTTAGAAACCTGATTCGTTTCGAGAAAGTAAATAACTTTTCAAGGATAGTAATATGATAGAACTAAGCGTATTTTACGAAGGAAATAAAACGGCCACAGTTTATAAAGTTGAAAATCCTCTTCAATACATGGTTTTATGTTATGATGAAGATGAAGATTTTACCCGAACTGAATTTTTTTATACTGAACAAGATGCTGAAAATTTTGCAGAGGATTGGATAAATGAGTGAAGAATTTTTAGTAATTAATACTTCTCCTACTAAAGTGGTAAGAGAACAACCTATTGAAGTTTTGCCTGTATTTTCTAATTTTGATAGTAGTAATAAACTTCTTTTGGAAATGATTCCTGAATTTGATTTGAATGAATTGCCTAAACAAGAAATGCAAACCTTCATTCGACGATTGAAAAAAACAATGGTTGATTATGGCGGATTAGGTTTGTCTGCAAATCAATGTGGGTATAGATTTAGAATGTTTGTCATGGGAAGTAAAGATGAACAAATTGTTTGTATCAATCCTAGAATCACGGATAAATTTGATGATTTAATTAAACTGAGAGAGGGTTGTTTATCTTATCCGGGAATGTATTTGTATATTCCTAGATATAAAAAAATTGAAGTTGAATACCATGACGAGAATGGAAAACTGAACAAGGAAATTTTTGAAGGTATTACTGCTCATGTTTTTCAACATGAACTTGACCATATGAATGGAATAGTTTATACTGAACATGTTGGTCCTCTTGCACTCAAGATGGCTAAAGACAAACAATCAAAATTAGTAAATAAGATTAAAAAGACTAAACGATGAAATTGACTATTGCCAGACTGAGAAGCGGAACTAATTATAAAGAACCGCTTCATGATATTATGGATTCTTTTTATTACCTTTTTAAAAGGTATATGAAAAGAAACTCCCAACACACTTATGGAGTATGCAACTTTGGTTGGGGTGCAGCTAATAGAAAAAAGCTTGATGATATTGTTGATGCTGATGTCATTTTAATTCCTAGTGAAAATGAATTTTTTCAACATATTAAAGGTTATGTTGACCAAAGACATAAAGAACGTTCGGATGAATTTGTAAATGAAATTGGGCAACACCTTCACAATAAACATGTTGTGATTGTTCGAAGTGACAGGGCAGATAATGAAGAACTCTATCGCACCAGAACTTTTTCTGGTCATGCCATTGGAAAATTCACCACGTTCGATGAGATGGATATTCCAGGTGGTCTTCATGGAATGAAATATTTTTTTATTAAAGAGAGAAGAGGATTTTCATTCTTCGAATCGGAAAGAAAACATGATTTCATCTATTGGGGATGTGACAAAAGAAAATTAATTGATAACGTCGAAAGTGGTGATGAAAGACATTTAGTATTCAAGCGTATCAAAAAAGAGCAAAAAATATCTTCCTATTTTATAGGTAAGTACAATTCAATTGTACCTGACAAAAAGATTGATACGTTGTATAATTTGGTTCCAATCTTAGAAGAAGGCAAATCCACTCTTTGTTTCAACTGGCTAGACAATAAAGCCACGACCAGTCGGTATCATGAAGCGAT